AAATGGTGTGGGAGGACTGCCCTTCAAGGTTGCGATTGTTGATGACGCCAATGAGTCTGATATGAAGTTGGTGATTATGTTCGAGGCTGAGGGTCATACCGCAGTCCTCTCGCTTAATAAGCTCATGGAAGAGGACATCACCTTCGGGTCGAATTCCTACCGCGGTGATCTTTATGAAGAGGCACTCCGGTCTGAGCTCTGGGAAGAATAGTCTTCAAATGTAGTACTATTATATAGTTACCTGATATAATTATCTTAATAACTACTAATGATTGGAACCATTATGAAGACCTCAACACTCACTCACTTCCAAAACCACTTCAAGGGTACCCCAGAAGTTGATTTCAACTCATACCTAAATGATGAAAACAACCGAGTATCTTGGTATGATGAATTAGAAACCCCTTTCATCAACACCCTCCCAGAAGGAACCATTCTTCTATCTATAGGTTTCGGTATCCAAGATGCAGATAAGTACCTAGTTAAGACTCCAGAAGGTATCTACTACATAGTAGATGAAGATGAAGCAGAACCTACCCTAGTAGAGGACACAGGTTCCAAAGACTACTCAATAGATATCCACAGTGAGTACTATACCCACACTCTCTTCTCCTTTGATGTAGATTATGAAGACATCATAGTTTACCTCAACTCACATCTAACCAACCCAGATTTCGGTCAGATGAACCCAGTTACCCAGAAAGATGCAGATAAGTACCCTTTAAAGAAGTAAGTACCTAGTTGCGGGTACCCTACTCACCAGTAGGGTACCCCACTAAGTTACTACCGAGTAAGGTACTATCTTCCTGATTTACCTGATATAATTGATCCATCACCACAACCCAGGGTGAAAACGACAAAAGGACATAAGATGCAAACAAAATGGTGCCTAGTAAAAGTATCCGATGGAACACGCGGAGCTCTAGGAAAGAAGAAAGTTTACGAACTTTCAGTTGATGGAAATTCGTTTACCGCAGTGTGGGGAATGGCAGAGAAGCCAAGTCGCCAACGCCAGGTAAAGACGTTTTCAAGCTCACAAGGAGCACGTTGGGCAGCGATGGATAAGATCCAATCAAAGCTCGACAAAGGTTACACAATCGCTTACTCAGCTTAACGCGGAGAGACCAGGGCAGTTCGCTGCTCTGGTCTTCTCTCTGTAAGTATGATAGTTTCTATTTAACAAAGGAGAGTCATGGAGTCAGTTGTGGAAGAAGAAGTCCAGCTCGAAGAAGAAGTCAAAGAAACTTTCTCCGGGTGGTTCGAATGTGACTCCTGCCGTGTGGCCAGAGCTATGTGGAAGATTACTGGGAACTCCGGTGAGATCTACCTATGCGGTCATCACAAGAATCGCAGCGAGGCTGCTCTTACCAAATGGGCAATTAAGTTTATTGAGCTGGACGAAAAGCTCACTTAACCTGATATAATTTACTTAATGACGAAAGGACAAATCATGCAGTACGACATTAGAATCGATGGCGCTGAGCTTATCGCTATCCTTGCCGCACTTGGTAAGGAAAAAGCTAAGTACGAAAATCTTCGCTTGTTCGAGGAAGCTCACCAAATTTCAGATATACTTGTTAAGTTTCAGTCAGCGAAGCCACTCCATGCCGCAGTGTGAGTATTGCGCTAGACCAGTTGATGACTGCGTCATAGCTAAGAATCAAGCGCTGACTGACTATGCGGTCCTGCTTGTTCTCAAGGAACAGGTTGGGTACGTAGAGTCTATAGACCGAGTCATTCATCAGTGGCGCCAACACGCTCTACCGATGTGTAATGCTTTGGCGATTGACTAATGAGTCACGACTCACATTTTGCAGGTGACCCTGTAACCTTTGCCATTCTCCAAGAAGGAGACATGGATCTTGAATGCGGTAATGACAAATGTCTGCATGAGCAGAATGTCGTAACTGAACAAGAGTATTCTCACGGAATCACAGAATGGTACGCGTACTGGACTTGTTCAGCATGCGGCGAAGCTAATTCACGTGATGGATGGTTCGACCCAAATGACAATAACTAGGAAGGAAAACCAATGAGCGTAGTAGCTACATTGTTAAAGAACAAAGCTCCACAGGCAGCTTGGCTTGTAACCGTAAAGGACCTCGCGTCAGGCGAGACTCGTCATGCGGCACACACATCTCTTGGCGCTGCTAAGAAGACTGCGGTAGCTTTTACCAACAGCCTTCTGGACATCAGCCGTACTCGTCTCCCTTGGGTAGAGGACGAAGCACAAAAGGCAGATGGAATCCAGTATTTCAGTGCAGAGGTTGATGGATAAACCTGATATAATTATCCTAACGACGAAAGGAAGTAGGATGAACATTCAGGATATTCTTGACGCCATTAAGTCTGGCGCCTATGACTCAGACCTCGGCAAGATTAAAGAAGCAGTAGCTTCTCGTCTTCCTGAGGCACGTAAGGCACTAAGTATCGATGATTACAACATTGGTTCCCGTGTGCGTTTCAATGAGTCTACAGGAACTCGTTACATGGTTGGGCAGTATGCCACAGTCTCAGGGAAGAACCGTACAAAGGTTACCGTTAGACTTGAGACACCTATGGGTAGATTCGCAAGGGTCAACTCAACCACAGGCACTGTCGAATCAGCCAACGTCACAGTTCCAATCTCAATCATAGACCTCGTTTAATAGACGTAGTCCAGGCGCTTAGGATACAGTTTTCCTAGGCGCTTGGACACATCTAGGGGAGAACCATGACTACGCTTGCGGCAATTCAAGGAGATGGCTGGGCAGTCATCGGTTGCGATTCACGAGCTTCTGATGAGGACGGTCGTTTCATGGACCTTGCGACTCATAAGATAGTAGACAACAACGGAGTTCTCATCGCAGTGTCTGGAGCTTCGCGTGGTGGTAACATCGCGCAATTCGGTTGGAAACCCCCAGTCCCAACTCGCTCTGAAGACCTAGATGTTTTTATGACAAAAAAATTCATACCGTCTCTTCGTAAAGCTTTCGTTGATGCTGGATTCGAAGGTAAAGAAGATGGTGATGCAGCTTGGCACGATTCAAACTTAATCGTCTCCGTGCGTGGAGTTCTGTACCCAATCTTTAACGACTACTCATGGGACAGAGAAGCTAGGAACGTTTACTACTCCGGTAGTGGTGGGGACTTAGCTCTCGGAGCTCTCGAGGCTCTTAACTTTCAAAAGGTTACGACGCCTGAGGCTGCCGAAAAGGTTTTACGGCGAGCTATCGAGATAGCTTGTAAGCACGATATCTACTCCGGTGGAGAGATTCATACCTACATCCAAGAAGAGTAGAAAAGACGTCCTGGTTCACGGGACAGCTATTACCTGATATAATTAGCTTATCAAATGACGAAAGGACAAGAAAATGCCTGGATACACTGAGCTACAAAACGAAACCTACATGGTTAGAACACCTCGCTGCGGTATGTGCGGCTTAGAAGGAGCTGTCGAAGTTCCTGCCGTTGGGTTCCTTCAATGGAACTTCGGTATGCTTGCACAAGAAGCTTTCCCTAACCTTGACATTGCTCTGCGTGAGCAAATTATTTCTGGTACACATCCTAAGTGCTGGGACGAGATGACTGGCGGAGACTAATGGCTGACGCTTCATACGCACCAGTTCACGACATCAACTGGGACTTCCCCCTATGGAGTGAAATCCTACCTGGGCTCTGGCTCGGTGGGACAGATGATGACGACACCATCGAGGATGCATCAAACATTCAGATGACAAGAACTATCACGAAACAAGATTTCGATACGGTAGTAACTCTTTACGCTTGGGCAAATCCAGTTGACTGGTTTGTGCAAGAACTTCGCTATGGCTTTTACGACTCAGGTCTTGAAGGTAATGCGGACTACGCTTCTCTCCATGAGGCAGCTGAGTTTGCACACAAAGCTTGGAAGTCTGGCAAGCGAGTATTGATTCGTTGTCAAGCTGGAATCAACCGTTCTAGCTTAACGATGGGTCTTGTACTCTTGCTTGAAGGCTACCCTGCGGCAGCAGCTATTAAGCTGATGAGGTCTAAAAGATCTGATGCCGTGTTACTCAACAAGGACTTTGTTGATTACCTACATGTTAAGGACGCAATTACAAATGAAAAATAAACTGCATGTCGCGTACGGCGACATCTATTTGGATTGGAAGCTGGGTAGCCAAGACGGTACTCACCCTACTAATCCTGTGCGTGCAAAGTACGCTACGGAGCTGCTTGCAGAAGACAAAGACATCGTTCTTGTTAAGCCAGAGATTCAAGCTGGTGACAGAGAACGCGTCGAGTCTATTCACGACGCTGAGTATGTTTCGGACGTATTGGACAAAGGGCATAGCGGGCAGTGGGCTCCAGACAATAAGCACATGGGGCAAGTAGCTCTAAGTATGTTTGCGGGTACTGTTCGTCTCACTGAGAAGATGCTAGCTGGAGAACTAAAGGTTGGCTTTAATCCTCAGGGAGCTAAGCACCATGCGCAGTACGACCACTCGTCTGGTTTCTGCGTATTCAACGATATGGCTTGGGCTGCACGTGAATTCCAGAAGAACGGTATGAAGGTTATGTATATCGACTGGGATGCGCATCACGGTGATGGCGTTGAGAACTTGTTATCTGGTTCTAGAGATTTGGTTACATGCAGTATTCATGACTCTGTAATTTTTCCAGGAACTGGATTAAAGGGACACTTCCCGGAGCTAGGAGTTTACAACTGGGCGTTAGACCCAGCAAGCGGTGATGATGAGTTCCGTAGAGCTATGGGAGAAATCGAACAACTTGCTGATACGGTTAAGCCAGATGTAGTTCTTGTAGCTACAGGAGCTGACGCTCATAAGTCAGACCCGTTATCAACTCTCCAGTTTGATTATCCTGGCTATGAAGATGCGGCTTCAACTGTTGGTCGCATTGCTTCTGCGTATGCGGAAGGACGTGTGCTCATCGGTGGAGCTGGTGGCTATCAACCGTTCGACCATACTCCTGCCATTTGGGCGAGCGTGGTCTCGAAAGTTCATGACGAAGTTCTTATCTTTTCATGATATAATTACCTTACTCAATTAGGTTATTGCATTTCCTAGTTGAGGGTCTCGCGGATGTACTCCAATCCATCTGCTAGAGACGCCTTTCTGGGGAGAGAAGCTAGGCATTCACCCGCCTAGCTTCTTTCTTTTTAATGTACTATAGTACACATGGCTAAAAGTCTAATGGAGATACTCGCGCGTTTGCCCGAGGACCAGCGTAATGAAATCCTTGCGGGTTTCGACCCAGACAATCTCTTGTGGGATTGGTCTGTGTGGGGACGACCTGAACAGCAAGCTCCTACCGGTGATTGGAACATCTGGGCTTACATCGCTGGTCGCGGTGCTGGCAAAACTCGTACGGCAGCTGAGTGGGTGCGTGAAGAAGCTAAGTACACAACAACTGGACAACGCCGTTTCGCGTTGGTAGCTCGTACAGCTGCTGACGTACGTGACGTTATCGTTGAAGGTGAATCTGGAATTATTAACGTAACACCGCCAAGCGAACGTCCATTGTATGAGCCGTCCAAGCGAAGACTGACTTGGCCCAATGGCAATACGGCAACATGCTTCACAGCTGATGAGCCAGACTCACTTCGTGGTCCTCAGTTTACTCATGCCTGGGGTGATGAGATTGCTGCATGGCGCCAAACTCCTGATGCGGCTGGCATGACAGCCTTTGACAACTTACGCGTTGGTACTCGTCTTGGTGCGAATCCAAAAATTATGGTTACAACAACTCCGAAGCGTGTACCGCTTCTTTATGCACTCATCGCTGAAGCTGAGAAGACTGGCAAGGTAGTTATTACAAAAGGCTCGACCTTGGACAACAGCGGAAACCTTTCTCAAGCTTACATCGACGCAATCGTGGGAGTGTACGAAGGAACTCGCTTGGCTGCACAGGAGCTTTACGGTGAGATGCTTTCAGACGTTGAAGGAGCTCTCTGGACACAGGAGCTCATCGACCGTGGTCGTGAGATGCAGCTGCCAATGGGAACTCCACTGCGTTGCATTGGCGTTGACCCATCTGTTGCTGAGAATCCACGAGATGAATGCGGCATCGTCGTAGTAGCTTCTACCGGTGAACGAGACTTATACAAACGACAGAGCTGGGTACTTGAAGATGCTTCCATCCACGGCTCACCAGAAGTCTGGGCGAACAAGGTAGTAGCTATGGCTCGCAAATGGGGTTGCCCTGTGGTTGCCGAAGTAAACCAAGGCGGTGCGTTGGTGCGCAACGCCATTAACACAATTGACCCAACTGTAAAGGTCCTTGAGGTCCACTCTAAATACGGCAAAGCCCTACGCGCCGAACCAATCACGCTTGCCTACGAACAGAACCGTGTCCACCACGTTGGCTACCTGGGCGACCTCGAGTCCCAGATGTGCGCTTGGATTCCAGGCGAAGGCAAATCCCCAGACCGAGTCGACGCCCTCGTCCACGCCCTCACAGCCCTCCTCATTAAGCCACCCGTTGGATTCATGGGTGGAACCATTAAGGCTAAAAGCCCTGCGGCTAGACGTATGCCTAGCTTCCGTGGCGGGGGAACATTTAAGGTTAGGTAGTACCATTTTCCCCATTTACCTGTTATAATTAACTATAACGACCACGGAAAGGGACGAAAATGACTCAGAAAATCAACTTCGAAATCCAATGCAACATGTGCTTCGCGGAGGCACATCACCTTCCAGCTCTTTACACCGACCCTGCGAACATGTGTGATACGCACAGAGCGGACTGGGTGTAAAAATGACAACAGCTGTTAAGCACCCAATCGGTACCTCTATTACTTACATGTATACCTTCTACGGTATGGCTCCAGTCTTTCACGATTGCCGCTCATATGATGAAGCCTGCTCTTGGGCAGTTACCTATGAAGGTTCAACAGCTCACACCGGTGGGCTCAAGTGGTGGGGAGTTCGTTCATGACCACCACATTCCCAGCTTCCGATAAGCAGATTACATTTATCAACGAGCTCCTAGATTCTCGTGAGCTACCTGCGGGTGACCCAATCATCCAGCAATTTATTGATGACCGATTCACAACGTTGAGTACTATTACTAAGCGTTCAGCATCAGCCGTCATCTCAATGTTGCTCGGTATGCCTAAGCTCGTGTCTCCAACTGAAGCTTCACTTCAAGCGGTGCTTGCTCGTGTGCCTAAATCTAAGTATGCGATTCCTGTAGACGAGCTAGACATTGCTCCGCTCACTGGAACTCCTCTTACTGGAGACTTGCTCTTCGTTGAGATTCGTATGTACGAGGGTCACCTTTACATGCGTCGCCTCTCTGGTTCAGTCGGTGGATTCAACCGAGACAAGATGCCTGCGGGTGATGTCAAGATCGTTTCTGACATCATCGAAACACATCCTTATAAGTACACTCGCCTTTTCGGTGAGCACTACTCTTGTTGCGGTAAGTGTGGCGCTGAGCTCACAGACCCAACCAGCCGAGCCTTCTTCCTTGGGCCTGATTGCCGCAAAGCATTCGGGTGCTAAGGTTTGCTTTTCCTGATTATCCTGTTAGGATTATCCTGTACAACAAAATGACGAAAGGACTAAAAAATGAAAATCAGCAACTTCCGCGGGCATAGGTATCGCCGTTACACTGTAGCTCTACGTCTCCTTGCTCTTGCTTGGGTTCCTTATGCAGCTCACACATTCTTCATCTATCCTGGAGTAGCATCATTCCTTGCTGCTACATTTCTAGTAGCTGCGGGCGCGATTCCTCTTTGGGTTGTGTCACGCCACACCGAGTACATTGCGAAGGAAGAATTCGCAAACCTTCGTGCGGTAAAGAACAAGCAACCGAAGACTCTTCTTGGAGTCGTAGGTCCAAAGAAAAGCTAAAGTTTACAAGTACAGGTAGAAGGATTATAGTCTACCCGACATGGAGGACCAATGACGCAAGGAACAAATCAGCGTGAGCAACAGTACGTTCGTGGGGTGTGTCCTATATGCGGTGAGGCAGAGGTATTGCTTTACACTCATAACGACATACTTGTGTGCGCTACTGACTACCGTACACTTATCAAAGATGTTAAGTGGACTCAAGCTTGTGACAAGTGCGGAGCTCCAAAGGCTGTGCGGGATCCAGCTCATCGTCGTAATGAGTACTTATGTATTTCATGCCACAACGAAGACGGAATCCTTGAGGTAAAAACAACTGTGTTCAAGCGAGCATTGGTAGCTCTTACTAATGCGATACCAAACATGCAACCAAGAGTTCAGTGCTATCTCCATAATTACGGCACCGAGTGTGATGACAACATCAAACCTCGCGGAGCCTGGGGTGGAAAGTCGTTATGTAACGTACATGGCAAGACTCCACCTAAGCCTGAAAAGGCAACTAAATCTTAAGCAGTAATATCTGCTTACAGAAGCGGGTAAGTAATTGTGCGCTTACCAACTTGATTAACTAGCACAACAATGAAGAAACGAAGAAAGGAATACCGATGTCAACAGCGACACCGACACAAGCAGCATCACTTTACACCGAGGGAAAATCAGTAGTAGAGGTAGCTCAGGAACTGGGAATTACCTACGGTAAGGCTCGTAAGCTTATCGCGGACTCAGGGACTCCTATCCGTAACACTTCCGATAGACTTAAGGGTAAAACCCGTAAGGCGAAGTAACAATGGCTAACCTGCTGAACTACCTGCGGGAGGTTGCCTGGCTTGCAACAGCGGCCATCATCCTTACGGTACTCACCGTCATTCTGGCGCTCATCACCTCTACGAGCGGGGAAACCCTCTTGGCCTTGGGATTAGCCTCAGTGACGCTGGCGCTCCTCTCTATGAAGGAGTAACATAAATTACAGTGGGACAGGCACCTACGGGTGCCTGTTTCATTTTAACTATGGTATAGTTACTACCAGGTAAACAAACCTACTACGGAGAGACGGAGGACTTAACAATGTTATCCCTTCTTATTTCCGGCCCTATGCAAGCGGTAGAGGACAGACCAAAGTCTGAGGAGCATAGCGGTAGCAAGAAGCTCAGTGAGAACGTTTCACTGGGTTGTCCCATCCCCGACCTAAGGAGGCGAACTAGCGTTGCAAATCACAACACGTGCCATAGCAATGTCGACCGTAGCCTATATTACGGCTCTAACAATCGGAGTTGCTGCGGTAGCTACTACAGCTGCTAATGCAATTCAACCAGTACCAACTACCAAAACCGTTGCGGTAAAGGTAGTAGATCCTCTGGACAAGTTCCGAGGTGCAAAGACTCTTACCCAAGAGGAGCTCATCGAGCTTCTATCTACGGTGGGATTCAAAGGTAAGTCCTTGCGGACTGCCTGGGCTGTTGCCATGAAGGAATCTCGTGGCCACCCAACGTCGCATAACGACACAATTAGCACAGGCGATAACTCATACGGGCTATTCCAAATCAACATGATTGGTAGCTTGGGTAAGGACCGTCTTGCTAAGTTCAATGAGAAGTTCGGTATGCTAAAGCCTACCGAGCTATTTGATCCAGTTACTAACGTACAGGTTGTGTATTACATGACCCAAGGCGGTACGGACTGGTCATCATGGGGCTTAGGACCGAATGCCTACGACGGCACTCCGGGTGAGTATCTCATTAGCAAATGGGAGAAGGAATTCCCTAAGTCGACAACAAGCGGTAAGGATTAAGATAAGCCTATGGAAAATGAAAACATCGAAGAGGTTGCGGTTACGGTAGAAGTTGAGGAACCTGTTGCGGTTGTTGTAGAAGAACCTACACCAGCTCCAGTAGAACCTGAACCAATGCCAGAACCAATTCCTGTTGAGGTACCTCAGCCAGAACCTGTCGTAGCGCACGCTGCTGTCACAGGTATGGTCGACGAGGTGCACTTAAGCAAATGTGTATATGAGAATAAGTATGAACGCAAGTCTCTAACTATTCATCATCTACAACGTAGACTCGAAGAGCTTGGTTACAAGGATGTCGTTGGCGACCGTGATGGTTGGCTAGGCGAACTCACCATGCTATCAGTTAATCAGTTCCAAAAGGATAAAGGATTGGACGTCACAGACAAGAGTGTAGATGAAGTAACATTCATTAGCATCTTTGCTGGAGATCCAAACGTAAACCCAATCGTTTAATTTCTTTTACTAAGGAAGGCCACCTCATAGCAGGTGGTCTTCTTTATTTTCCAAACATAGAAATATTTATACAACAAGGAAAAAACGCTCGAGACACTTGACGAAGCGTCGAAAACAACCAACTACCCATTCTCACGTCCAAGGCACTTAACCATAAGGTACCGATTCTTCGAATTGTACATTATCTTATCACCGCGATTTGTACATAAACGTCTCCGAAGATGATACAGTACCTCCATGGCGCATACACCCGATCTTCCAAAGAGCGAGCAAGAGTTCCTTGCCACGCTTGTGAAGGATCAATTGTGGAGCCGCGTCCAAGATCTACACGAGGCTGGCTGGACCTTGCAATCCATTGCTGATGGATTCGTACCGCCACGCCGCAGGTCAACGATTCGCTCCTGGGTAGTCAAGGAAATCACTCGCCACGAGTTTATCACCGCGACCCCTACGCCTCCTGTGAAGAAGCCTCGCTACACGAGACAACGTCCCAAGTCACCAGGGATTCCACATGATGAGCAGTTGCGCATTGCGAGACTGTCACCGCTGGCGCGCCGCTACCGCTCACGCACGACTACGTCGTCTGCTTCTTTCACCGCGAATAATGAACTAACCGTCATCGCAGGAGAACTCTACCTAAAGGGTGTTACTGTGTCGGAGCTTGCCCGTGCGTCAGGGGTTACCTATCGCGCGATGAAACGACGAGTAGATAAGGCAGTAAATTATCATGAGTAAAAAGACAGGAGCGCAAGGCAAGAACAAGATCTCTGCTGATTCGTGGCCTGAAGGACTTTACCCTCTTTCAGTGCGCGGTAAAGATAAAGATGGCGAGTGGCTGCATGGCGCAATGGTTAAGCTTGTGCCGTGTCCTAAAAATGCAATATTCTACGAAACTCGTTTGCCTGTTCCCGTTGAAGAATTTGAACTTGAAAATTATAGTGTTAGACTAGATGTGCTCGTACCTCCTGGCGATTATGAGGTAGTCTTTTCTCACAAACGCGAAAGTCCTACAGTTAAGGTTCATGTTTCTGACCCTGTTGCTTTGACGGCTAGCACTACGAGCGCGGACAAACTTCCAATCTATTATCGTGACTCCCGCTGGGACAAGTACATAATGAAAGAGAACTCATATGGTCCTCTAGAGATTAGTGACACTGATACGGTTATAGATATCGGAGCTCATATTGGTATCTTTACTCGTAAGGCTCTAGCCAAGGGCGCTCGCGTTTTGAAGGCGTATGAACCAGATTCTGATAACTGTCGTCTTTTAGATCGCAACTTGTCTGAGTACGATTCCTCGCTATGGAACATCGAACAGGTTGCGGTTGTAGCAGACGACTTCCCAGTCATTGACGGCCACTACGCTAAGCTTTGGGTTGACGCGGCTGGAGATGGCGACTCATCTCGCACGGCTCTTCATTCCTTGTATCGCACCCGCGGCGCTCGTGTTCCAGTGCTTGTTCCTGTCATAACATGGTCATCTGTCCTAGCGCTAAACCCCACCATATTAAAGGTTGACGTTGAAGGCGCAGAGCTAACGTATGACTGGTCTCTTCTATCAAAGAATAAAGGTATTAAGCAACTAGCCATTGAATTAGAAAACGTCAAAAGCAAGACAGAGACAAAGGACAAGATTATTCAAGATATCAAGAACGCTGGATTTGAACTAGTGAACGAGACATCTGGCTGGTCGACTGTCCAGATATGGAAGCGCAAGTAACTATGAAGGTAAAACACGATTTGTTCCCCGCCAACATTACGGTTGTCCCTCCCGATACAACCGAAGACTTCAAAAGTGTTCTTGTCTCTTCTTCTGCTCATTTAGTTCTTACTGGCGCTCGTTATCTCGAGAAGGTACGACTCGTTATTCTCGAGGACGAGGAGTCACAAGTCCTCCTCGTTGCAGCGGATCACCACACAGGACCTCGACTTATCTTCTCAGAACGACTAAAGGATTCCGGCCTAAACTGGTCTGGAAATAAATCAGATGACTCCCAGGCGATTACCCGCTCTGGAAAGGTCATCGCGTTTAAGTACGTCAAAGGGTGCAATTGCGGCTCACGCCTTCGCTCCTGGAGCACGTACCAAACGATGGACTCGATAAAGGACCCAA